TCCTCTAAGTCAGGCAATTAATGTTGATGCAACAACTACTCATTTTTCATTACATGAATCTCCAAATGGATTTTATGAATTAAACTTCGGTGATGGCATTTCATTCGGCAAATCACCTGAACCCGGTGAAAAGGTAGAAGTAAAATATCTTTCATGTAAGGGACCATTAGCAAATAACGGTACTCTCTTTACACCTACAAGTGGAATTACAATTGGTGGTATTGAATATTCTTTAAGTGTTGTAACAAACACTGAATCAAGTGGCGGTGCTGAAAAACAATCTATAGAATCTATTAGACAGCTTGCACCAATCGCTTATGCAGGTCAGCAAAGGCTTGTCACTTCTCTTGATTACAAAGCAATGATTGAATCAAACTTTCCTCAGGTTTCTTCAGCATCCGTATGGAGCGGTGACGAAAATGTGCCTATTGATTATGGTAAAGTTTTCATATCAATTAACTTTACTAGTGGCACTTCTAGTTCAGTACAACGGGCAGTAAAAGATGCTATTGTATCTAACTATACTACAAATCTTGCGGTTATGTCAATTAAACCAGAATTTGTAGATCCTGTCTATGTCTTCCTTGAATTAAACGATGATGTACAATTTGATCCAGGTCTCACGGGAACTACGCTTGGCGCCATGGAAACTCAAATTATGGGCTTTATAAAAACCTACTTTAATAGTTTTCTTAGAGATTTTGGTCAAGTGTTTCGAAAATCAAATCTTACAACAGAAATTGATGCTCTAGATAAATCTATTTTATCTAACGATATTAATATCAAAGTGCAAATGAGACAAAATGTTGTTGTTAATGCTTCTAATAATTTTGTGTTAAATTTTCCTGTACCTATTGCATCGCCTGATGATGTTTTTCATAGAGTTCAATCGGATACTATTGAATTTAATGGATTGCCGGCCCAAATTAAAAATAAATTATCTTCAAATGTTTTACAAATTTTTGACTTACAAGGAAATGTTCTACTTGATAACCTAGGTTCTTATAACCCAGCAAACGGTAAAGTAACATTTATTGGATTCGAGCCAAGTCAAATTGTTAGCGGCAAATCATTTTTAAAAGTAAACATAACACCTCAAAGTGATGCAAAGATTGAACCACTTAGAAATTATATCCTCGCGCTTGATACTGATCGATCTTCGGTAACTGCAAGGATTGACAGACAGACACCAAATCTACAAGTTAGTATCTAATGGCATCCTTCGAAACGCAAAAAGATTATTTTAGGTTCGATCCAAACTTTAGAAAAAGCTTGGTTCAAGAGTCATTGCCTGAATATTTTCAGCAGTCATATCCGAGTCTAGTACAGTTTCTAGAAGGTTATTACGAATTTTTAGATTCAGATGATAACTTTGGCGGTGCTGTTGCTGAATTAAATACAATAAGAGATTTGCAAGATGCTACATTAAAAAGACTTGACTTTGTATTTGATGAACTTGCATTAGGAATATCACACACTCAATTTACATTTCCAAGAGAAGCGCTTAGAAACTTTGGTAATTTCTTTAGAGTAAAAGGTTCTCTTTATTCTGCAGACGGTTTCTTTAGAGCTTTCTTTCAAGAAAATGTAGAAGTAGTATATCCAAAGGAATCTATATTAAAAGTTGGAGTTGATCCAATCGGGCCTGAGCAAGCATTTGTTCTTACTGATGGCAGATTATACCAAATTCTGTCAATAATGATTAAGTCGCCTATATCACTTAATACGTGGGAACAACTTTATCGCAGATTTGTACATCCTACTGGATTTTTCTTAGGTGCGCAAACTGTACTTGAAGGCGAAGGTCAAGTTGTTATTTCAACGGCGTCGTCAAACCCTGATTTAGATCCAGGGTTAAAGATAATAGCATCAGCAGCACTTACATATTTACCTGAGACTGATGCAACGATACTTATTGCAGATGATGGTGGTGATTCTGACGGTTGTCCACAAAGAATGAATCCATTACGTACTATCGATTTCTACGGTGGCGCGACAAATAGCATGCAGTACTTTACAACTTGGTATAGTAATCTAGATGAATGGGGCGGGTTCCCTAAAGCTGGTATTACTATGGATACATCTGTAATGAGTTTTGATAATCAATATGAAACAATGGATCTAAGACAATATGAAGTCGTATGCGCAGCATACACAGAACCTGGTTATGTAGAAAACCTTAACAGTTCAGTAATTGGCAACTATGTTACTCCAGGGCTATAGAAACTATATAAATAACAATAATTCAATTTGTAGGATTTAATATGGGTAAGCAAACTATTAATGTCGGAAGTACTGGTAATGACGGTACCGGTGACGATTTACGCACTGCTGGCAATAAGATAAACGATAATTTCGATGAACTTTACACTGATGTAAGAACTCTGCAAGTTACTTCTGGTGCTGCTGCTAATTTAGGTGTTACCTTTGATAGTAATGAAGTTATATTTGAAGGTACAGCAGATTCTTTTGAAACTACACTAAGCGTTATTAATCCTACTAAAGATAATACGATCAACCTACCCGATTCAAGTGGAACTCTAGTTCTAGATACAAATATTAGTGCAGTTGTAAATGCAGCTACAATTAATATTATTAATACTACAGTTGATTCAGATTATATTGCATTAAGAACTGGTGTTGCACAGGATTCAGGTGCCACACTACTTATTGTTCAAGCTAATTCAATTGATTCGGCTGAAGCCATTGTTCTTATTGATTCTGCATATGTTCAGGCTAGACAACTTGCCGGTACTGATTCTGCACTCTTTACAAAATTAACAGCCATTGCTGGTCACGTTGTACCTTCAATTGATAGCGCGTATGATCTAGGCGATTCTGCTCGTAAATGGAAAGACTTATATTTAAGTGGCTCAACTATTCACTTAGGTGATACTACAATTAAAAATGATGGAAGTAATATTACATTTGGTCGACCAATTGAAGCAAATATTAAGGTCGAAAATTCTATGGACCTTAAAGGTAACTCAATTGTAGATTCTAGTAGTGTAAATCTAAGATCGCCTAAGTTTAATTTTGGCACAATTGATGGTCTTGGTTATGTACACTTTAGCCAAAACGCACCACAAATTAGAATCGGAGATTCGAATACTCCTGCGGGTTATATACAGCTCGGTCATAATTCAACTAATAGTGGCTCTGTCGGTCAAGGTACAGTTCACTACAATAGCGCAACAAAAGATTTTAACTTTAAAGATAGCGATGGCTGGTTTGCACTACCTAGAGCAGCATTTACTGATTCGGATGTTCAAGCAACAGTTGATTCTGATTATGTAAGAGCCAAAGCAGTAGAAATTGATTTTAGAAATTATGAAGTAAATACTGTACCAAACAGTGTGCCACATGGCAATACAATTTTTGTTAATAACGGTAATTCCGGTGCACCTTGTCTTGCAGTCTACGACAGTGATGCGGGATATTACAGAAGAATTGCACTTGGAAATCAAATTAGTACTTAATAGGATATAGAAAATGCCAGCGATTGTAACAGACGCACTAAGAAGACAAATTGCACAGGACTTCTTTGATCAATTTACTAATGATACAAGAAAGTATTATATTGGTATAGGACGATCAGAGCAGTGGGATTCTTCAGATACGGTCCCAACACCTACTAACACTCCAACTACTACTGAGGCATTTAGAAATAGCTTACAGTCTGTAAAGAAAGTTGAAGCTACATCACTCGTTGTTCCACGTAATACATGGTCATCTGGTAGAATTTACTCACAGTATGATGATCAGCAAGGAGGATATCCTACACTGCCGTATTATATAATGAATGAATCACGTCAAGTCTATGTCTGTTTAGAAACTGGACGTGATGCTACTGGCGCAGCAAGTCCTTCTATTGAGCAACCTACTCATGCTAATCTTGATTCTCGTAGAGAAGCTGATGGTTACGTATGGAAATTCCTATTTACAATTAGTGCTGAAAGAGCAAATAATTTCTTATCAGCAAATTTTATGCCTACACTTTTACAAGACACAACTGATTCTAATTCAACTGGTATTCAGCTTAAACAAGCCGCCGTACAAAATGCGGCAACACCCGGTGAAATATTAAGTATTATTGTAACAGACGGTGGAGCAGGTTATACGAGTGTTCCAACTGCAACAATTACAGATCCTAATGGAAACAATGCTAGTTTTAATATTACTATTGATTCAGCAACGGGACAAGTTGTTCGTATTCGTATGGATGATAGTACAAACGGTGATGTTGCAGGGCATGGCTCGGGTTATACGAATCCCACGATTTCAATTACTGGTGGAGGTGCAACACTTAATGCTACAGCACGAGCAGTACTCGGACCTGATTCTGGTATTGGCCGTGATCCACGCGAAGATCTTAAATCAGCATCGGTCATGTTCCATGCAGAACTAAAGGGAACTGATAGTGACTTTATTGTAAATCAAGATTTTAGACAAGTCGGTTTAATAAGAGATATACAAAGTAATTCAGGTTCAATCTTTACAGAAACAACGGGTAATGCGCTTAAGTCTATGAAACTTGGCGCGATTATTACACAATTTACTGCAGATAAAATTATTCGTGGTGCAACTACTTTAGCAGAAGCATATATAGATGAAGTAGATTCAGATATTCTATATTATCACCAAACGAATGCCACTGGTTTTGTAGCTTTTCAACCAGGAGAATTAATTGAAGAAACAAATGGAGCCGGTGAAGGAACAGTAGATTCAGCAGCTATATTACCAGAAGTATTACCTTCAACTGGTGAAGTATTGTTTATTGATAACAGATCTCCGGTTGATAGAAGCATTGCACAAAATGAAGACGTTAAAGTTATTATTCAATTTTAAGGATTAGAATATGTCAAGTAAACTCAATTCACGGGTTCTAAGTAACACATATAAAGATGATTTTGCCGACAGCGATGGTTACTATCGAATCTTGTTTAATAGCGGCAGACCTTTGCAAGCTCGTGAACTTACACAGATGCAAACAATACTGCAACAGCAGATTACCAAATTTGGTAATAATGTCTTCAAAGAAGGAGGCGTTGTAAAACCTGGTGAATCAGTCTTAAATAACTCATATGAATTTGCAAAGCTTATTACTACACAGTACGCGCTTCCTAATGGCTTCGGTTCACTTGTCGGTACAGTATTTACCGGAAACATTTCAGGTGTTACAGCAAGAATTATTGAGGTTATTGATGCCGAGGATGGTGACCCTGCAGCAATTTATATTGCTTATACAAATGCTCCTACCGCTCTTGCCGGTGCTATAACTGTAAGATTTACGCCAGGAGAAACGATTACAAATGGTGCAACAACACTTAGAGTGCAAGAAACAAATACAGATGATAATCCTGCAGTCGGCAGAGGTGTAAGATATTCAATTGATGCCGGTGTTTATTTTGCAAAAGGGTTTTTTGTATTTACTGAAAAACAAAGTCATATTGTTTCTAAATTTAGTGATACCGTTACCAAGACAGTTGGTTATAAAATTGATGAGACAATTGCCACTGTTGACGATGACACTGCTCTTTATGATAATCAAGGCGCTGTGCCGAACGTTTCATCTCCAGGAGCTGATCGACTTAAAATTACGCTTACATTAACAACACAAGATAAAATTATATCTAATGAAAATTTTATCCCACTTGCTAATATTACTGAAGGTGTTATTTCAAAAGTAATTGATGCTGATAATTCTTATAATGTAGTTAATGATTTTATTGCAACTAGAATTAAAGAAAATTCTGGCGATTATCTCGTAAAACCTTTTAAATTGACATTTGAAGAAGATTCTGATAAAGATAATTTAATTCTTAATCTTAGTCCGGGCATTGCAGTTATTGGCGGATATAGAACAAAGCTTTATGTGCCTTATACTGATAGAATTACAAAGCCATTTTCTACTGCTGAAATAGAAAATGAGGTAACACCCGTTGGATTTGGTAACTATGTTTTAGTTGATGCAGGCACTGCCTCTAACACTAAAGGTCTACCAAACATTAATACATTTGCTAAATTAAATATTAGATCTGCAGCAGCTCACGGTGGTATTTCAATAGGTACATGTAGAGTAAGATCTGTGTCTGAAGATGCTGGAAATCTTTATAGATTTTATCTTTTCGATATTCAAATGAATGCAACCAAAAACTTTAGAGATGCAATGAGTGTTGGTACAGGTGTCAGTGATTATTTTAACCTATACAGACCTGGCGGTAAAACAGAATTAAGAGACGTTAGAAAAAACAATCTTCTATTTACATTACCACAAACTAGGCCAAAGGCTTTAGATGATATTGCTTTACAAACACAAAGAAGATTTCAAGTAACAACAAGTGGTACTGGAACTGCAACTATTTCATTAACTGCAACTGGTGAAACATTTGCAAATGAGAATGATTGGGTTGTTGCAAAAGCTGGTACAAATATTATTACAACAGGTTTGACATTTAGTTCATCTCCTGCCGGTCAAGTTGCTGCTAACTTTACAGGATTACCTACAAGCTCTACTGTTGAAATTTTAGCATATGTAAATAAATCTATTGGTGTCGTTAGAAGTAAAACTCTAACTGAAACAACTTTGACTAAAGGCCCCGCTTCAGCTGATGGATCTGTAGGTTTAGAAAAACCGGATATTTTTAAAGTTCTAAGAATAAGAGAAGATGATTCTGATGGCATCGACCTAAAAAATAGATATGAAATAGACAATGGACAAAGAGATAATTTTTATGCTCACGGTAAATTAAAATTAAAGCCAGGCATGTCAGCACCAAATACTGTATTTGTAAGATACCAATATTTTAATCACGGTGCTAATGGAGATTTCTTTGCTATTAACTCTTACACTGGACAAATAGATTATGCTGATATTCCTTCATTTAGAAAAACTACTGGCGAAAGAGTAAGTCTAAGAAATGTTATAGATTTTAGATCGGTAAAAGACTCAGATGAAGATTTTATTACAACTAGTGATGGCGCTAGAATCCACGAATTACCTCAAGTAAATGACACGGTTGTGGCAGATGTTGATTATTATTTACCACAACGTGGAATACTCACTCTTAACGGTGAAGGCGATGTGCAATTAAGATTAGGATTGCCGGCATTTCAACCGCAACCACCATATGTACCAGTTGGCCAGATGCCACTATATAATATAGAACTTAATGCGAATACATTAAATGATTCTGATTTGTCTATGTCTAAAATTGATCATCGTAGATATACAATGAAGGATATTGGCAAGATTGAACAAAGGGTTGATAAGATTGAAGAACTGACTGCTTTAAATTTACTTGAAATTGATACAAAAAACTTTGCAGTTCTTGATTCTAATGGTTTAGACAGAACAAAGTCTGGATTCTTTGTTGATAAT